CATAAGGATGGTCATACGAACATTCCATTACCTTCTCTGGATCTTTTTCGTCTATAAGTAATTGAGGCAATGTCTCGATAAGTTTTTTGCAATTCTTGAATATTTTAACCTTACTCGTCATCTTCTCGGCGTTTTCATCGTAATACGGCTTAAGGTATTCGTGATAAGTAGCCTTGCGGAACATGCGATCCGTAACCGCTCTTATACTATCCGTTACCCCTCCCTCAATATAGAAGTCGATAATAGATTTACCTTGTGGCGTACTGTTGCTTTTAGTGAGAGGATGAACAGACCACGCATCATGGCCTACTACAGTAAATCCAATACGCTCATTACCTGTCTTAAGGACAACCTGTTTAGCTTGGTCGGAGTAACTAACCTTTGGTTCGTTAGTTTCCCTTGTATACTCCCTGTAAATATACACAGTTCCAAACTCATCCACCGCAAACCAATACCATACAAATGGGTCAGTATATCCATTGTCAGCCGATCTCCATTTTCTCCAATGGTCAGGTATCGGGAACTCGTCAACAACGTGAAGGTCATAACTAAACTCAGGAAACGCTATACCTTCAGACGCTTCAAATGCCTCTTCAGGTGTGTTGGGGTACTCAGCCTTGTAAGAGTTAGGTAAATCCTTCCTTGTCTGCTCATACCACTCAGGAGTTCGGCGCGGGTCGGTATCCCATGGTAGGAATACTCTCGCGAATGTGTTCACGCCTTGAGTAGCTTTTCTCCAAATCTCTTCAAACAACGTCATGCGTTTTGCCGTAGAGATTCCTATTACCTGTCCACCTGATGGACGATTGATGGTCGGGTATGCAGCCGCCCATATGCTTTCTGCCCATTGCTGAAATGCCCACTCATCAAGAATAACCAAGTTTGCAGTAAGTGACCGCCCTGAATCCTGAGCAGATGTCAACGAATTAAATATACTCGGCTCTTTCTGCGGATGATAGATGGTAACTGTTAGCGTTGTCGCTTCCCACGTTGGGCCGATCCACTTACCTGCTGTTTTCTTTTCTTGAATCATAGTAGGTGGAAGATATTTTAAGATGAATCCAATACGCCTTGTTAATTCCTTGGCATCTTCTTCGCGCTTTGACATAGCCACTACCGCATATCCTGGTTGATGTACTATTCTCCACACAGCCAAGGCTAAGGCTAGCCAACTGAGTCCCATTTGGCGGGCTTTCAAGACAATGTTCAGCTTATTGTTCAAGAAGCTATCCAAAGCCTTAATTTGACCGGGCCATAAAGTAAAAGGAACTGCCAACTCGACAGCATCCCTATCTTCTATTTTAACGAACTTCTCTATAAAAAATTGGCAGCTTCTTTTCCCGCGTTCTCGTTGTATCTCATCATAAGTTGGAGGATTTTGCTTTAATTTTATTTTCTCTTCCTTCGCTACCATACCATCACCCCAAAGATACTTGATACGTCACCCAGTGCCGCACCCATATTTCTTCCCGGCATTTGTGCTTGCTGTAATTCCATCGTTTGCAGTTAGCGCAGTTAACTAGAATACCAGGTTCATTACTTTTGAATTCTGAGCATGATCTATTTTCGGGCATGGTTTTCACTCCTAGAGATATAAAAATAATCGGCAAGGGCAATGCCGATCTGAACTATTTAGATTGCGTTCCGCAAGATGGCTCCCACAAAGGGAATCTGTTTTCACTGTTGCATCCAGCCCTATTACACCTAGTCGAAGGATTCTCTATTGACACCACAGATAACGGCATCCTATTCCCGCACGTCTCGCAATTCCTATCTGTTTTTCCTCCGAATCGTTCCACATCTTCTTGATGCTCATTTTTAGCATCCTCAGCATCTTGTCCGGTAAGAATATCTCCTGGTTCCAGTGGAACCTCCTGTTCCCAATCACCGAGAACATCTAGGATTAATTGCCTTGCATCCCTGCCAATATTAGTTAAGATACTCTCTACAAGACGTTTAGACGCGGCCAATCTACGATCATTTTCGTTCTCGAATTGAGATTCTAAGACATTGAAAATCTGTGCCTTGCCGTGGCGATAAACGATACCCGCGACATCCAATGATAATTGCTCGGCTGTGTAAAATCCTTTAACTGTTGACATTAAAATCATCCTCTCACTATCTTTGCTTTGCTAATATCTTTGCTTTGCCCTTGCCAAAATTAACTCATACTTAACGTTGTTTACTACGTTTAACCGAACGTCTACCGACTCATTACATGTCCTTAACGGTGGACAAGGTTGAAACATGCTGAAATCAAGGTTTTTATTTAAAAATAAGGGGTTTAGGGAAAAACAATTAAGTTTTATCAACTACTTCAAGAGAAAATAATTAGTTTCGTACCACTTGCCGATATAATCTAACCTATTCGCCATACAAGTCGGGCAGAGTATCCCGCCCCCCCTTATGATTAGTCGGGTTAATTTCTTCCCAAACATCGTCAGGCAATACCATGTCCTGTATGTCCTCGTATTTCAGTCCGCAGTCATAGCATTGTGCTTTTGGTCGCTCATCGTCGTCGCGTTTCCATTTGTATTTGTAGTTATTCATGTAAATTACCTTGCAGGAATGATATTGCTACTAGCCCCCAAAAGCATATTGCCATTGCTGAACATATTCCTAACCCAATCGTTTGAAATAAATCACTAAATAAAAATCGCTTCATCATTGCAAATCACCCTAACTTTGCGGCTTTAATAACTTAAACTTCTGCCGAACATACTCAGGAATAAACGGATCTAAATCCTTTTGGAACAATAGGTAAAGATTAAGCGATAACCTGTTCGACGAAAAAAAATAAATAGGGTTAAAATAATACTGAGTGACAATATCATCTTCGCCAATCTTTACTTCTACCCTGGCGATAACCCTATGCTTAATCATTCGGTTCAGGAAGGTCACGGTATGCCTTTCCGTATCCCTTATAACCTTCGCCATCTGCTCAACACTCATTACCCTGATTCCGCCATTACCGCGATATCCAATCATATTAGTTGTCGAATAAACCTTTTTACTAAGAAGAAATAAGTTCGCGATATCCGTCTTTGTTATCTCTTTAGGTAGTTCGACATCCTGAAAGCTCTTAACGAAGCTGCTCTTATTCCAGAATAAATACCCTTTTTCTTCGTCGAACATATCCTTGAAATAAGCCCTTTTTGTATTAACCACTTCTCCATTTTCATCAATAATATTAGTCACCTTATGCATTAAATCACCTCCAAAAACGTGGGTGCATTTTAAAACACCTATGCACCCGTAAAATTTAGTTGCCCATAATAGGAAAACCCTGCATTCATGCGGTTCTCAAGGACTTATGAATAACCAAATCATACAGACTCACAATAATAACTACGTCTGAGTACGCATGATTCCTATTATTTTCATATAAAAAGTACCTCCTTTTAATCAGAGGTACTTCATCATTCAATGGTATGGGGGGCCTATGAACGAGTTAGGAGTTCTTCTATGTCTGCTATTAATTTATCTCCTAGTTCTTTTGTCATAACATAGCATTCTCCAATTCCAGATTGATACGTTGTGGTAGCTCTTTCAAATGCTGAGGATAATGAGGTTAGGAATTCCCTAATGTCTTCATCCATCATCAAGACTCCTTTCGTGGAAAGTTTTTTATTTTTTTGTAATTTTTTTATTTTATTTTTTTGTATAATACTTAGCTGTCTATTGAGGATATGTAGTATATACCCCGGTACTTCCACCAAGCCCTATCTCGTGCCACCCCCGACGAGGGGGGGTATGCTGGGACATCGCACATTATGAAGATAGCTACTGTTTACGGGTGCAGTAGTCGAAACCTTTGTAGGCGACAGACTGTAAGTAAATCGCATGTAAATCATGTTTAGTTAGCTATAGAGATATATACACAGATCACCCCTTTACCCGGCTCACAGCTCGTGCCCAGGGGGAGGGTCGAAATCTCAATATTCAGCATCCCCATCACTACCCGGATCAGCACAGCAACCCGGTCACAGCAGGGCCAGACAGCAGAGAAAGAGCATAAGCCAAAGGAGCAGCACAGCCGATGCCAGCCAGCCGAGGCAGCAGCTAGCACCCGGCAAGCTACCGTCACTACATCGCAAAACTATATTAGCACATTATAATGATACTCATTCACTTTGTGACACATTCGCTAAAACCCTACAGCCTTACTCTCCCAACGGTTTCATCGATTTACTCAATATCAGTGATCCCATTATCATTTAGGATGCTACTCTAATTGAGAATAGCATACATAATATGTTAATCTTTAGGCTCAATATCGACGATCTCACCTTGGATCTGTGCCCTCTCCATTATCTCTGCCATGAGTCGTAGATCCTCATCGGAGTATGCAGAGACAGTCTGGATGAGCAGAGGGCCACCGTTGGGGCCAGTGTTCTCGACTGTTTGGACATCTTTCCAGCCGTAATTTTTGAGGGCGAAGATAGCACCTTGAGGGGATTTGGCTTGGAAGAGCTGCTTTTCGGCATAATTGTGGCATTTCAGCTTCGCGCGAACGATACAGTCAGAAAACTCTTTACTATATCTAGCATTACAATTCTCAATATCCATCAATGTTTCTCTACTGGTATCAAGTGCTAAAGCAAGGCCAGTTATAGTAAAAGGTTCTACTTGTACCATCTTACCTGTTTCAATATCCATCTCATAACAAGAGTCAAAAAAAGCATCCACGCTTTTCTGTAATGCTTCAACCGTAGCGAACTTCAATGGTCTGCCACCTTTATTTCCCAACGCATATGTATTTCCCAATGCAGCAGCCACAACTAATCACCTCTCTACTATCTATTGATATACCTATCGGTGCTATCCCTTAAATACTTATCTATTTTGTGCTCCCAGATTACGGCTAGTGCTGTACCAAAAATAGCTATTAGTCCAATTATCACAAACGTCCATACGCTATTAATTATCATCCATCAACCAACCTCCTTAATACCTCACCACAACCCCTACGATCAATCCCAAGCCCACTAATTAACCACTCGATACAAATCACCAACTAGCTAATTACTACGCTCAGAAACCTTCCTTCCATAGATGCCAACAGCAATAAAAATAAACTTAATAAATAATTTACAAATATCTCATCTTACCCCTTTACATTCCGTTACGTATCGTATACACTAAGGTCAATCAAGGAGTTACTTGCGGATCACAAAGGGGATCGAAGCGTAAAGGAGTTTTAAAAATGATTAAATTTAACGCGGTCGAACTTAAACATAAAATCGAGAATCGCCACACATTCGAACCTATTAACCTTAAGTGCAATGGCGGATTCGGCTATCATGCAGGAGTGCTGAACTTCGAAGACTCAGGAGATAACCAAAACGGCGTTTGGATGTTTTCTAATGGTCAGATTGGAGGAAGTTTTGAAGCTGGCGAAGAATTTGTCTTAATGGTAATCGGGAGTAATTACCAGAACATCAAGGATTATTTCAAATCTTAGGGGGGGTATGTGACTAATGGCAGCTAAAGTGATTCTCAAATTCGATGTCTTCCCTGAAGAAAAAGCAAAACTCGAAGCAATCTGTAATCGCCTACACATCAGCAAAATTGAATTTCTACGCCAGGCAATGGCTGAAGCGGAAAAGCAATCATAGAGGGAATTTTCTTCCCTCGTCTCAACTCACCAGCCAGCGTCGATGAAGTGAGACGAACGAAGAAGATGAAAGAAGGAATTAAAATGGCAAAAAATTTAACCTTAGACCATAAGGAGGTCACCCCATGCTAAACCAAAAATATAACATCCAACTCTCCCAACAACTCGCCGACCGCACCAACAAACCCGTCGCAATCTGGACTAACTCACGCGGTCAAGTCAACATCCAATTCGCGGCCAATGATCCGATTAAACCATTTGGTACTCTGCACAGTGTAGTTGACCCAAAGGAGGTGCTTGAATTATGAAAAACTACAAACTCGTAATGGAGATCATGTCTCTAGCTATCCTGGTCAACGAAAACACCGAACTATGTACGTTCGTTGACTTCTCTGGCCATGTCAAGTCGATAGACGTCAGAGTATTCCCATCAAAATCAGAGGAGCATACCCAAAACGTACACAAGATTTACTCTGTCAATTCCTACTACAGTGATGATTCTTGGATGGATGGGGATAAGGTATTATCCAAGCTGCAAGAAATAAAAGAAGTTTTATCCGGTTATCTGTTTAATATCGTGGAGTCCTAGCAATAGGGCCCCCTTTTTACCCCGGCGCAATCCAAACCCCTTTGTTGTGCCTCATCGCCTTATCAAGCACATCAAACCTTTTCGAATCCTCGAATCTCTCAAACCTTGCACAATCCTTCGGTGGCTTATCCCTCTGCCAGCATGTCTTTTGGCGAGTGCAATATTTACAATCCATATCACACCCCCAAAAATTAGAAAAGACGCGTCAAGGCTATAATTAAGCCATGCGCGTCTTTATTTTGTCCGTTATTATGTCCCTTAGAGTGTAACATTAGATTTTATTATTTCCTACCTATTTATATGGCATTACTATGACGCTATTGTGCCGATTCTAGCAAAATATACTGCTTTTCACTTGTTTTACCTTGTTTATGGACAAGGCGTTCAACGTCTTGAAGTTAATCCTTGGATACTTATACTTCTTAACCATGTTCCAACTTTCTTCTTTAACCAATTCGGAGAAGATTCTTCCAAGTAGCATTGGTATATACTTGCTTTGCCACCCATCATTTTCGGAGACAATTTTAGCATACTCCTTTTCCACAAACGCTTCGGTAAGAAAGTCATTGACTATCTTTTCCTCAACCATTACCTCAGCATTTATATTAGGACATCCCATAGCCTTAACGTGTTTTTCCTTAAACTCACTTGTAACAATCTTCGCCCACGTTTGACGCTTGAATCTATTATAGAAGTCATAGTTTTTAATTACTATTCCTTCCCCATACCCTTTTCCGTCCTCAATCAAAAATATGTTTTGCTCAAGAATCTTAATTAAGCTGTCATAGTTGGCATTTTTTATCTTAACAATTGGGGGAATAAAGTCTATTCCGAATTCCTCCAACATTGGTTTGTAGGTTTCATAAGGAATATATTCAACCGATTCCGCGCCATTGTCCACGCACACATCGAAGACATAGAACTTGCGCCACGCATCAACGCGATAAGTTTTGAGAGAATGGGGCACTAACCATTCACCATAAAGTCTATGAGTAGGATGTTTCATAAAATATTCTCTAATGCCAGTATTGGCACAAGCCCAATTATAGAAACCTGCATTGTCATTATCTAGTTCTAGTTTTCGGTTCCTACTACCTCCTTCAACCCCATCACCGAACCATAATGACCCATTTGTTCCATCAATCTTGGGGAAGACATAACAATCCCCTAGCTCTATTCCATCTACCTCATCAGTTCCAAATCGCTCAAGGTGTTGATATTTTCTAAATTCCATATCTTAACACTCTCCTTATTATTGCTCTATTTGTTCCCCGAACATCCTTGCTACCTCCATGATAGCCTCATCTCTTAATCGTTCATAGGTTCCATGGTGCATAGTTCTCCATTTGTATTTTCTAGCGTTAGCCCTAAGTGTTATTCTTGCGTTTTTGTCTTGTCCATATTCCGTAAGGTATCTAGTTTTAACTATTAACTGCTTCTGCTCCGACAACATCCCCACCGCTAAATCAATCAACTCATTTTCATTTTGCAATTCTACGAGCAATTTCTTTTTGTCAGAAATCTTAGACGCCAAATCACCTGTAGAATCACTCATACCGCTACTATGCGGCATGTCAGTGTAAACCTGCGTTGTCTTAACACCCATCATGGCCAGTTCCCTAAGTAAGTACGCTATCCTGTCCTGATTGGGCTTGTAGCGCGTTAGGCGAGCTATCACAGCGTAATAATACAGAGGATGTCTAAGCTTTTTTTCTGTTTGTTGCAAGGTTCAAACCTCCTAATTCAATGTTTCCGGAATGAAATCCAAAACCCTTGTTAGCATAAGCACATTCATCCCTTGATGACCAGGGTTAACGCTACCCTCTTGATTATCCCACCTAAGTATCGTTAAGTACTCCGGCAGAGTAGAAAAACCTTCCGTAATTATCGTACCAATCACCCTTCTTCCAAACTTCTGAAAGTAATCCTCATTTGTCCTTGCTTTCATCCTTCATTCCCCCAAACTCTTAATATCAAACACAATGCCCCTGCAGTACTTCTCCCCATCTTCCATGATGTTGAATGTTGCGTGAGGTATTTCTGTTTCGTAGATCCACGAATAACCTTCCTTGTCCCAGATCGCTTCAATCGTTTTGCATTTTTCCCTTGCCCTACAAGCGTGTTTACAGCCTAATTCGCATTCGTGAAAAATACCATCCTTGTCGAGATAAATTGTTTTTCCATCAGGGCAGTCAACTTCATCGTTGATAGCCCCCATAAGTATGCATAGATCATCAGATGCCCCAAAGACTACCACAAACCCTAGTTCCTTAGCTTTCCCATCCTCATTCCATGATTCATCTCCGTATTCATTTCCATCCAACATCTTAGCAAATTCTTGTATTGTCATTTATTTATCCCCTCTCTAAAAACTCATAGTATTCCTTCTCGCTAATTTCCCCACTATGCCATTTACCGCGCATAATTCGACGTTGATTGCTATTCTCAATTTTCGCCTTGTGCTTCATTTTTTCTTTGGCAATATCAGTGTTAATCTTTTCTTTCCACTTGTCCCATAGATGAGTATCAAATGGCCTCCACCCTACGCACGGTAATGAAAAGCTTAATTTATCTTGTGCCTTATCATCTCGGTTTAAGGGTGGCTTAAATTCGTTTATAAAGTAAATTTCATAAACATTCATATCGGCTTCCGTTTTGAATTCGGCATACTCAATTTTGGTCACAAAATTTATGTCAATGTCTCTGTGCATGGGACGCTTAAAGAAATGCCCACGAATGCGATCCTGTAACGATTGTTTTGTTCTTCCGAGATATACCATCTGAGATTCGTAAAATATCCTGTAAAGGATAAATCCTTTTATCATTTTTCACCCCTTACAAATATAAGCATCCTCACCCTTTTGCACTCTGTAGATACTGCCGCTGTACGGGTCTAATACCATCACATCAGACCCGAATATCAGTTTTAGGATGTCACTAAACTTTAGACGTAGTTTTAGATTCATAGTTTTCCTCCTTACGCGTTTGGCATTCAATGTACTCAAGGTCTCCAATGTGATTAAGCACTATATCAATAACCTCAGCACAGCAATTGCAATTATCGTTGTATTCACACTTTACAACATCGCATCTAACCCTCATACTACCTACTCCTTTCTTAACCCCAATCCCATATCCTCCAACTTATCGCTAACTTCCTGACATGTTGACCCAGTCGAGTTTCTAATCCCAGAAAGTTCTTTCCAAGACATCTTTACCAAATCGCCAACTGTGACAATTCCTCCCTTCCTTAGCGTGTGGAAAGTCCTCGCCGTGAATCCGCAATCTACGAGCTTTACGGTTAAATCCGTGTTGTATCTCTTGTCCATCTTTGCGCGAATTTTATCCATTAGCATTTAGCCACCATTTCCTCCCTGATATCAATATCTACTCCCAATGCGAATATAGCTCGGCATACTGCATGACTTAGGTGATCGTCCTGCCTATCCCCCGCAAGATAGGCGTACGCATGAATTAGCAAATGGTTCAGGTGATCATTAGTTGGTATTTTGCGCCAATTATCATCTCCATACTTATCAAATCCCTCTTTTAATACCCTAGCAGTAGCAAATAACGCTTTCGGGTCTATCAAATCAAAGCGATAACCAGAACTCGACTGACTTCCCCCTGATTCGTTCTTTTCTATTGGAGCATCTTTGCCAACTCCGTCAATTACTCTTTTCATAATTCCTTTTCTCCTCTCTATTTTTCAGGCCTAACCCATGTGGCAACTACCCCACAATATATGGCATCAGTTATGTTATTTGTTACGAATAAGCCAATGCTTCCTGATATGGCAAGCGCAAATATTATCCGTTGTGCCATTTTTAATTTTGTCAATTGACCTTCTCCCTTCTATCCGCAAGGGGAATATCCACAGATGCAGAACACACAGCCACTTCCATGTTTTAGGACTCTTCCACACTCAGGGCAGATATTGCTATTGCTCATACTAATTCCTCCTTAAAATTACATTGATCCTGTCGACCCAAATCCATCCGTACCCCGGTCACTCTCTCCCAGCTCATCCACCTGCACAAACTCAGTCTGTAAATATGGAACTATTACCAGTTGGGCTATGCGCTCTTTTGGGTTAATAACAACATAATTTGAGTCGAGAGGATTAAACACATTCATGGACATTTCGCCTCTATACGAACTATCTATAATTCCTGTGATCGTTAGTTTTCCCTCTCCCGATGCCCCAGAACGCGGCTGTAATAATCCAACGTAACCAGGCGGTATTTCGACAGCAACGCCAGACGGAACCTTGTGCAGTTCGCCAGGATGCAATCTAATTGGCTGTTCTATCCGCGCTCGAAGGTCTGCACCTGCATCGTTAGGATGCTTGCGGTATGGAAGGAATATGGGGTCTGTGGTGTGCATTAGTTTGGTGGGAATTACTTTAAGATTAATGTTTTCGCCAGGAACCCACTCGTTAAATTCTCCACTACAGTCAGAACAGGGGTAAAGCGCTAGTGGTAGTTTCATAAATTTGCAATTGTCACATGATTTTTCCATTCCCTCATCATCCTCCTATTATTGCGCTATTTTTGCGTCGTTGCTTTAGTTCTCTTTTTCATTTTTGGGTTTTTAATAGCATCGATAATCTCTTCCCTAGCCTTGGATAAGTTTGGCATAAGACTATGATAAGCCCTACCAAGACAACAAAGCCAATGCGCGTCTGTCTGGTCTGTTGTCGGATACGATAACCTAAACTCTTTCATAAGCTGTACGCCCATTGCTACCTTATCAGCCGCACCCTTGCCTGTAGCGAACTTCTTAAGCGTTGTTGGAGGAACTATAACAATTGGGATACTCGCATCATATAGCGCAAGCCTCAGCACGCCTCCAAGTTCTCCAAGTGCCTCTCTTTGGTTATTCGCTCCAAAGGCATATCCCTCGATAAACGCGTGCAAGTTACTTCTCATGGTAATCAAGTTTGTTATTTCTTGCCTAAAATAAGCCAATCTCTTCTGTCCTACATCATTTGGTTGAATTACTATTGTCTCGCCAATCTCGCCAGTTTCCCCGTTCATCAAGCATATCCCCGTAGAATTGAGCGAGGGATCAATACCGATTATTATCACGCCTTACCATCTGCTTTCGCCAACGCCATTCGTATAATGTTAGGAGTTTCTAGGGCAGGATCACCGCTATCTATATCCGGCATCCGAATATAACCATTTTCCCTGCCGTTGGTGATGAATAACAACGCTCTTTTCAATGCTTCGTACATTTCTGGAGCAGCTGAAATCAAACGAGCATTAGAAACTCCTTGATCTTCGCCAGAAAAAGCATCACATAGAAAGACTTCGCAAATTGTATAATCCTTACTCTTTATAGTCAGTTCATCCTCAATAATTTCCCACGGACCAGGAGTAAATTTAATCTCTCTCATCCAACTTCCTCCTCTTTTTAAGGGGTGGACATTTCGCTCACCCCTATTTCGTTAGATCAGAACGGGATAGAATCCCCATCGTCCATACTAACCTCTGTGCCGTATGAAGGATTTCCACTTGTTGCGTTGTT